CCACGCTTTCTTGCACGACGCCATCGACAGACACGATAATGTCTTCTTGCGTGACCGCTTGGTTCAGGGTGAAGGTCGTAGTCGAGCCATCACCATTGAACTCTTGCGTGGCAGTCCGCGCCTGAAACTGCGACGTTATGGGGTTGCCAATAAACGGCATCAGGTGATCTCCATGATACTTAGAGCCGCGTCGATCTTGGCGGCGACACTACAGTCAATCTTCAGTACATCTGTGGTTTGCAAGACAACTTTGTTGCCAGCCAAGAGTTCTACCGATGATCCCGCCGGAATCGGGATGTCCTTGACCAGCAAGACCGTCTCGTTGGTTTCCGTGTCGGATGTATCGGACACAAGCTGTACGTCAGCGGTCACCTGACTCGTGTGTACGTTACAGAGCATCAAGCCCAAGACGATGCTGGTCGTGCTTGACGGCACCGTATACAGGGTCAGCGGCGTACCAGCACTAGCTGGCATTGCCGCGTTCGTTTTTACTTTGAATGTATTAGCCATTTACTACTCCTTATCATCCAAGCGCAATGGCTAATGCCGTGGCTTCGTCTGCTATGTCTGATGTCAAAGCAACCGTACCCGTGGCGTCAGGCAGTGTGACCGTGCGATCAGCGGTTGGTGTGCCACCGGCTAAATGACAGGCAAAACTGCCGTTTTGAGCATGCCAACGAATTTGTTGCTCATTTCTAAATTCAAGGAACCCCTCAATAAAATCAGTGTGATCAACTGAGCTACCAGCTACAATCGTTGAAATCCTAATTCTTCCATCTTCAGTGCCATCAGAAACATCAGCCGCCATGCCCGAAATAGAGGCGTAGGTAACCTCTTGGCTTGCGTCATTCTCTCCGACAAAGTCAATGTTTCCTAAATTGTCAAAGTCAGCGGGGCTTGATGAATCTCTTTTCAAGATTATTGACGGATTATCTCCAGAACCCGCATCCGTTGACGTAATAACTACAGAGCCTGTGCCATCTGGCGTGATGCTGATATCGCCGTTTGCGCCATCTGCAATGACAATAGAACCAGAGTTGGTGCCGCTGTTCGTATTGAGTGTTAGATCGCCAGTGCCGTTAGTCGTAATCTTCGCGTTAGAATTAAAATCACCAATATGAATTGTGTCCGTACCAAGAAAAACATCTCCAGTCCCATTTGGGGTTATCCCTATAGCGCCGTTTGAATTAGTGCTGGTAATGTCGTTGCCATTGATATTGATATTATCAATCTGCGCTTCAGTGACAGCGCTGTTCGTGCCAAGTGTAATGCCGTCAACAGCACCGCCGTCAATGTTTACGCTGTCGGCTGCTTGTGAAGCTATGGTTCCAAGATCAGAGGTTAAGGCAACCGTGCCGGTGGCGTCAGGAAGAGTAATCGTGCGGTCTGCTGTTGGATCAGTAACGGTGAGCGTGGTTTCGTTGCTATCGTCTGTGCCACCCTCAAAAACCAAGTCAACATTGTGCATCAGATTTAAGTTGCGGTACATGAAGTTCCCACCGAAACCTATCTGATAAAACGTAGTGAAACTGCCGCTACCTAAAACATCAAACTTTATTCTGCCGTCTTCACTTCCATCCGTAGTGGTAGTGATTACACCCGTGATTTTTGCGTATGTAGTTGAATTGCCGCCTGCGTCATCGCCGTCAAATTGAATTTCCCCTAGAAAATCATTTGATGCTGGGCTGGCACTATCCCTATTAAATTTTAAAACTGGACCAGCGTCTGCACCCGCATCCGTTGACGTAATCGTCACGCCATCGGCTGTCGTCTCCAGCTTCTTGGAGTTGTTGTGGAAAAGCTCGACTGCATCAGAAGAATTTATTTTTATACGAGTTTTTGAGTAATCTTGAGATAACAAATGTACCTCATCATATGCTACAAACAGGTCGTTATTATTTGAACCCTGCAAAAAGCCATTAGTGCCATCACTAAACAGGGAAAGATCAACGCCATCCCCGAAACGTAAACGATTGTCAAAATTAGGCGCTCCACTGTCGCCGAAGTTTAAGAATTCACTAAGGTTGTAAGAAGCGCCCGTAAGCGTGATATCACCATTTGCATCAAGGAACACCGCCTTCTCTGCTGGCTGGGCACAGAAGATGGTCTTGGTGCCGGAACTCCAACTTACTGCGCTGTCGCTGTTGCTGGACTGAAGAATCGTTGTACGAGCTAACGTCGTGCCAGACGCCGTGTAGGTGCCAATACCAACCTCAAAGTCAGTGCCGTCTGTGCAAGAGTAGTATGTGGTGTTGCCATCGCCAACTGACGAAAATGCTTCAAAACCAGTAACGGCACCGGCCAATGTATAAGTGCCAGTGCCGGTGGTGGTGGTCGTCTCTTTGACGCGATCCTTGAGTACCAGTGCCATGTTACTTCAACTCAATTGTGAGGTTCCCTGCGTTGATGCGGAAGATGTCGCCGTCGTCAATCGTTCTGCTGGCATCTAGTGCGCCAACAAACAGGATGTTGCCACTAGACGAGGCGTCCGCAATAAACACATGAGTGATCGTGTCGGCAGTAGTGGTTCCTGCCGCCGGAAAGTCGATGTTGGCTGCGTTTGTAGCTGTCTGCGTGTCTGTAGAGTCAGAGCCAATCGTTGTCCAGTTCGACGCAGTCACCTGTACTCTCGCATAGTTGGTAAAGTCAGCCTCTGTTACAGAGCCTGTTTCTGCCGCAGATACCGCAGTTGCTAAGCCGACATAAATGCTGTCACCCGGCGAGGAGAAACTCAGCGAGTTGTTCTTGAATATGAAATGCAACAACCTCCGCTCTAGGTAGTTTGTTGCTGCGTTGGATGTCGCCATCTTCTACTCCTTATGTTCGAGGCCGGTCCGGCAGACCCCTGCGATACGCATCTGCGTTTTCTCTCGATTCTCCTAAATCTTTCAGTCTGGAAAGCGCCTCTGCAAACTGTTTCTCATACAATTGCAACATGTCCTGCTCGCCTTTCATGTAAATATACGCCTCGTATAAAGAGCCGTAAAGCAAGGCATTCGGAGCGTTCGTGCTCAACCAAGTTGTGCCACTATCCGCCCCAGCAGTTAAAGACGCAGGTCTGTAATAGTAATGAAACTCACAAACATAATTACTGTCCGGAGTTGGACCCAAAATTAAATTATCGACATCAAACATTGCATAGTATTTTGGGGTGCCGGTAGTAGACGAATTGGGATGAAGTTCTTGAATAAAATTCACGTCTTTTTGTAACAAAAACTCTTTTGAACTGCTGTTTGTTATGGACAAAGAAAAAGAAGCTAAAAAGTCTGTGGGCAAAGACAAGAATGGATCATTTTGCGTTACGGCGCTGGTAGCGTTTTTGCGAAAATATTCGAGATCAACAAGCTTAAATATGCGGTCTTCCGCTGCTGTAATAAACGTAGGCAGATTAGTTACGAAAGAAGTTTCCGTATTTTCGCAGTAATCTTGAATGGCAGTTTTCAATGTAGCTAAGGTAAACGCCATCTATGCCTCCAAAGTCACCGGCCCGGCGGTCGCATTTTCACCACCCCCGCGCTGACCACCCGTGGTCGCGGTTCCGGACGATGCGGTAAATGTGTAGGTGTCGGAATCAGTAACCGTGATCGAATACCCTGAACTATTTTCAAGAACTGTGCTCGTAAATCCATCAAACCCATTCACTTTTCTAAATCTTACAGTGTCCCCAGTGGTTCTGCCGTGGTTCACCTCATTCACTGTTATAGAGGCGCTACCGGAAGACCCTGATGTAAAAGAATTTGTTTTCAGTAGTTGTTGGACTGAGGGCTCAGTTCTATCCGGTCTGGCATCACGTAACGCTTGAACCTCCACGATATTTCTAACAGGAAATAATTGTGGGTGTTTTGGTTCAAACTCATCTGGCCCCACAATAGCGCCCGTCCATTCACGGCGAGCATCTTTGTACCGATACCTTTGTCCGGATCTGTCAGAAATAAAGTAAGAATGTTTACCTGAAGCAAATTTAGCCATCAGTTCACCCTTAAATACTGGTAGTTTGGAGTTACGTTAAATGAAGACCGGTCTCTATCCTCAGTCCTTGCACGTTCAAACTCTTCTTCATATACAGCCTTCAAAAGCTGTATTCTTTCGGGTGCTTTTTTCATAGCGATGTAGTACGCGAGTCCTGCCGCCAAACACGGATAAAATCTAAAAGGTAAATCTACGGTGTTTGTATAAGCATCTGCATCATCAATCCGAACTAAAGCCTCGTAGATGATGGTGTCTGTAGCGTTTTCCGGCGTAGGATACAATTTCAAAGCCGGGGTTACCTGCCTATCAAGAAAAAACTGACTAGGGCGTCCCTCTGTCGTTTTTGATGGGATTATAAAATAATCATTACGACTAAGTCTCTCGACACTCAAATCAGAATTACTGCGCCGGCAAACCACAGAAAGAACATCAATTACATCTGCGGACAAATTATAAGAGTTAGTTGATGCGGTAAGAGCTTGAGTTCGTTGTTTAATAGTCCATTGATTGAGGCCACGATTTGCCCAATCAGCAAAAAGCAAATTTAAAGATCTCTTTGCAGTCCTTGCGTCATAGCCTGTTCGGATTTCAAGACCGCATCTTTCATACGCCTCTTCGATGTAATCATCTACTTGAAGCTCAAAATCTTTTGACCCTGACGTAGTCATGTATCATCACTCGCATACAAGTTATCAAAAATCTGGTTCACATCTAATGTATAGTCTAAATCAGATTTTGAATAGTGAATGTGTTGTGACGGCAAAAAGTCGGGAGCACCCTGCCCCGTTTCAAACCACGCCGGATGCGTGACTCTCACGCGA